GTACAACTCTCAAAGCAAGTGGAGCAATGCGACCTGACGACACCTATATAATACCCAAGGTTGCAGCAACCCTCACAGGTGGAGGACACTCAGGAGGCCTACACTCTGATATGACCGTTATACAAATAAATCCATCTACCGAATCAAATGGGAGACAACCATACCAACAAAATAGAATTTTTGACGAAAAAGGAATAAGCCCCGCTCTAACAAGACATAATTCAGATTTTATTATTAAACAACGCCCACGAGGTAAAAACAAAGGTGCGGGTCTTTCTATTTGCCCTACTATATCGAGTAGCGCTTTTCAAGAAAATAATTTACTTAATGGTGTGCGCCGCCTCACGGAAATCGAATGTGAACGACTGCAAGGTTTTCCTGACAACTGGACACAATATGGCGATTATAATGGCACAATAAAACCTATTGCTAAGACACAACGTTATAAGCTCATAGGTAACGCTGTAACTGTGGATATAGTAGAACTCATAGCAAAACGATTAAAAAATATAGTAGATGAAAATATACCTATCAGGACAGATAAGTGGGACGGAGCTAAGCTATACCCGTAAGCGGTTTGGGGATGTGGCGGATACGCTGCACGCCCTGGGACACGAGGTTACGAATCCTCTTTGTAACGGGCTGTCAGAGACTGACCCATGGGAGGCACACATGGCGAAAGATATTATCGCCCTACTCCAATGCGAGGGGATCTATATGCTTGCAGGATGGGAAGAAAGCCAAGGAGCACGACTAGAACACGCCATTGCCAAAGAAGGAGGGCTGGTGGTGTTCTATGAGAAAGTTATTAGTGGTTAGTGGTTAGTTGTTAGTGGTTTAAAAAGTCCTTTCCCGATTGGGGAAGGGCTTTTATTTTTGCAGGAGATTAGTGGTTAGTGATTAGTGGTTAGCAACTGACAACTAACCACTAACCACTAACAACTAAAAGAGATGAGTTACGAATTGTGTAATATAGGGGAGGATTTCACCCGTGAAATACGCCATGTGCTGCTCTTTGACGCGGTGAGTTTTACTTTTAACCAAAATCTTAGGGCGCTTACCCCTGATCCGAATGCTGCCCTTGTGAAGCTGCATGTGGCACACCCCAGCGGCTATGGACGTAAAATCAGTATCAAAGAGCAAAACCACAATGACTACTTCGATATGAAGGTTACTTTTCCTGTGTATGAGCTGAGCAAGGAGGTACGGCTGAAGTTGATATCCATGCACAAAAAGCGTAAGTATGTGGTGGCCCTGGTATCGGCTCAGGAGATGCTCGTGGTGGGTAACCATAGGGAGCCTTTTAGCCTTACCATAGATGACGACATCGTGGATAACGGTACGGGGAAGGATCTATTTACTATTAGTCTGACGGGGCAAACGATTATCTTTCCTACCCTTGGGAAGATTACGGAGAAGTTCAGAGTGCTGATGTTCTTGCCGCCGATTAATTAGTGGTTAGTGGTTAGTTGTTAGTGGACAGTGGACAGAAGTTAGGGGGGTAAAAAAGCTGTCCTTTGGCGAGTTTGAGGGGTTGGGTATCTTTGCGGTGTTAGTAGTCAGAAGACAGACGATAGTTGCTAATCACTAACAACTAACAACTAACCACTGCCTACTAACCACTAATAACTAAGAACTAAAAACATGGTATTGGCAATAGAAAAAGAATATTTGCTCTCGATCATTCCTGGGCTTGTAAAAGGGTTTAAGGAGAATGCTTTTGCGGCTTCTGAGAAATTGGAGGCTGATTATGAGGCTAAGCTAGAGGTGCAGGCGCGGAGCGGGAGTGCTAGCGGGCGGGATACTTTCCCTGTGGTGGTGGATATATACGGGGCGATCGTTAAGCATACGTCCTATGACTATATAGGTACTCAGAGTTATGGGCGCTACCTTCGGCAGTTGGACGCACACCCAAGTGTATCAGCTATCATCTTGGATATAAACAGCGGCGGGGGTATGGTCTCAGGTACGGCGGAGCTTGCACACATCATCAAAGGCATAGAAAAGCCAATCGTGGCCTATACCAATGGGTATATGTGTAGTGCGGCCTATTGGATTGCGGCGGCCTGCGATAAGGTAGTGAGTAGCCCCTTTGCTGATGCGATAGGGAGCATTGGCACCATGCTACATACGCAAGACTACTCGCAGATGTTTGAAAAATGGGGCGCCAAAATCTATGAGGTGTATGCTCCTGAGAGTAGTGAAAAGAACAAGCTATGGCGGGACTTGGTGGCAGGAGATGACACCCTGGCCAAGGAGCGCCTTAGTGAGCTGGCTAAAGGCTTTATTAGCGCCGTGCAAGCATACCGAGCAGACATCAAGGACGATGGGCGCGTATTCAAAGGGGCAGTATATACCCCAAAGGGAGCGCTGGAGGTAGGCCTTGTAGATGAAATAATGAGTTTGGAAACCTTAATAAGTGAGATATGAAATACGTATTGTTATCGGCGCTCTTGGGGAGTGCCATAGAGGAAAAAAAGCCGCTCTTTGGCGGGGAAGCCTATGTGAGCCTTACCGCTTCGCAGCTGGAAAAGGTGGAGGCAGCCCTTGCAGCGCAGAAAGAAGCCGCTACCGCGGAGCAAGTGGCTGCGCTGAAGGGAGAGATTGCCACACTGAAAGCGGCGCAAGAGAAGGTCGCCACAGAAGGCAAGGCGCTGAGTGAAGCCCTTGGTGAGGCGATGGCGCTTAACAGCTTAAAGAGTAATGGGGACGCAATCGCAGACATTGCTACCCTTGGTAAGACTTGCAAGGAGTACGGGGATAAACGTCCCGTACATACCCAGCCGAGTAATGACGGGCGCGAACAGCAGGCGAGCTGGGACGAAGTAGTGCATATGGAAGATTTGCACAATCAGTTGTAAGAATTTAGAATAATAATTTAAAAGTAAGAATATGCCAGATTTTATAAGCATAGAACAAATCAAAAACGAGTTGGTTCGTTATGGAAGGAAGAACCCTTTTGAGCTACAAGCGGCGATTCTCTCAAAAGATATCCTGCTGAACCGATATGCTAAGACCTTATCAAAGGTCAAAGGAGAGTATCATATTCCTTATGTGCTAATGGATAATGTAGTGCAAGCCTTTTCGGATACTTGGACTCCGTATGGTAAGGTTTCTTTTGGGAAGAAACTACTTAAAAACTTCCAACAAAAGATGAACTTCCCAATCAATCCTTACAAGGTATATAATAGCTGGGTAGAGGAGCTGTACGAAGAGGAGAAGAAGCCCAATGAGATGCCCATCAGTAAGTACATCATGCGTATGGCGCAGGATAAGATCATCTCAGACTTGAATGTGGTTTCGGTTATAGGAAAGTATGATCCCGCACAGGTGGGGAGCACTACTCCAGACTACACCAAGACTATGGATGGGCTCAATGAGGTAGTCACCAGAGCGGTAGCGGACACAGAAAACCCCGTTTTCTTAGTTCCCGTGGATTCCTCGGCTACTATAGTGGATAGGGTAACGAAGTTTGAAAAAGGGTTGCCAGACCAAGGGAAAATAAGCACTATCTTCCTCTCCTTGGAAGAGTTCAACGACTATGTAGAGGCGCGTGAGACCCCCGCCAACCAGTACATAGATTTCAATGATCCACAGCGCGGAAAAACAAAGTTTGGCCGTACCATAGTGGGCGTGCCAGGACTGAAGAAGGGGCGTATCATAGCGTGGTACGATGGGAACTTCTTCCGCTTGTACGATCGCAAAGACAATCCAGCGCTATTGGACGATGTGCAGGTGCAGGACTATGTAGTTAAGCTCTTCTCCCAATGGCACTTGGGCTACGATTTTGCGGTGAACCAGTACCTATTTGTTGAAACAGCCGATGCCAGCAAGCACAGAGGATTGAACAACGCTGATCAGAACAAGCTGTTCTACCCGAGCCTATTTTTATAATTAATTAGACAAGTATGGCAAAAGATAATGAAAACAGAGAAGTTGCCCTAGAGGAGCGTGAAGCGCTCCTTGAGGGGCGCGCTTCGGAGCTGAGCGGGCGTGAAGCGGCCGCAGATCGCAAGGAGTCAGACCTGAGCGATATGGCTGTGGAGCTTGACAAAAGGGAAAAAGCCCTTAACCAACGAGAGTTAGCTCTCGACGAAAGGGAAAAAGCCCTTAACCAAAGAGCGCATGCCCTTGCCGAGAGAGAGGCAGGCCAAGAGGGAGCAGCTGCCCCCAAGGTGTTGGAGGAGAAGAGAGCGGGGCATGCTTTTTCCTTTCGTGGAAGACAGTACCAGTTTGCCGAAGATGCACCCTTACAGATCCTCTTTGGCGGGGAGCGCTACACTCAGGAAGAGTTGGCGGCAGACGAGGAAGCACTGGTGCAGCTGATAGGCGGGGGAAGCGCGCTGATAGTGACTAATGACGAGTGACAAGTGACTAATGACGAGTGACCTTATTTAGTGACTAATGACAAGTGACAAATGACTAATGGCTAAAAAAATAGAAAGAAATGGCAACAAATTGTTTTGATAATGCTCCTTTTGAGAGCTTGGACAGCTGTCCAAATGATGAAGTAAGTGGGGGTATCAGTACGCGTATACTCTATGCTCCTATTGCCTTCCTTGACAAGTGTACTCTCCCGCCTAATACGGGGGAGCTGGGCAAGGCTAACACCATAGAGGACGGGAACCTAACCCTTATCACTGGGAAAACGTGGAAAGGGATTGATGTGCAGATCAACGAGAACGAACTGAAGACGAGCCTTGTGGGCAACGCAGGGAACAAGAAGGCGAAATCAGACCTTGAGGCAAAGATTCCACGCTTTTCGGATAAGGTGCTTGACTTTATCGGGCGCTACAAGAACGTGCCTATGATCTTTGTTGTGCCTGATGCTGTGGGTACTTTGTGGGTAGTGGGAACGAAGATTAACCCTGCCTTTATGGACTCGGCCGATGCTACTACGGGCAAGAAAGCCGAAGACGATTCGGGGGTAACGCTGAAGATCACCACGAACTCCAAGCTGTACAAGTATGCGGGAAGCATAGCAGAGGGGGCGTAAATAATGACTAGTGACAAATGACAAATGACTAATGACCAGTGACTAATGATCAAAAAGTAAATAAGAAAGTGGCGGGAGCTTCCCCCTCCAAAACGGAGGGGGAGGTGAAGCGCCTAAAGCCGAATTTGGCGGAGTGCTTCGAGGTGCTGCTGCCTGGCGGGCGTGTGTATTACACAGGGGAGAAGGAGGTACAAGCAGGTTTACAGATCGTAGACCTCTCGCGGGTGCCGTACAATGCCCTAGTGCTATACCTTACAGGGTTTAAATACTTGGGGCTGAAAGAGGGGGCTGTGGCGCTCTTCTCGGAGCTGGGCGCGGCAACCCTTGAGAAGCTCATCGCCCAAAAACGGGAGCAGTACCCTAAGGATGTGCCGTACTTGGAGCGGGCGCTGGAGAGGAAACGACAAATGACTAATGACAAATGACCAGTGACTAATGACGAGTGACTAATGACGAGTGACGAGTGACAAATGACTAATGACGAGTGACTAATGACGAGTGACTAATGACGAGTGACTAATGACAAGTGATTAATGACAAATGATTAATGACAAATGACTAACAACTGAGATATGGATTATAGAGCACAATATAGGCAATTGGTTGGAGAATTGGAACGCCTTGGGGGAGACCTTCGAGGCGTTCCTCGTTACTATTCGCTAGAAGCAGAAGCAAAAGTAAGGCGGCTGATTAAAGAGCGACAAGGCGGGGGCGGGGAGCCCCCGCGGGCGAATAGGGAGTCCCCGCGGACGAAAGATAAGGGCGAATTGCCATTCGCCCCTACAGTTGGTGGGGAGCAGGGTGGGGAGCAGGCGAAAAAGGAGGATTTGATTGCGGATTATCCTGTGGCGCTGCATGGGGTGTATAGGGCTAAGCTGGAGGCATGGCTTCGTGCATGTTCGCTGAAACTTACACTGAATGCCGTACCTATGGAAGAGGAGGACAAGGCGCGGGAGCTACAGCGGCAGCTCTGGCAGCTCTTCTCAGCTATGGACAACTACGATGTGGTGCTGCAATATTGGCGTGATCATAAGCGGATCCTTGAACCACAAAAGGAGGACTACAGCCGCCTTACCCCCGTGGAGCTGGTGCAACGCCGCAATACGCTCCGCAGCAATATCGTATCACGAGAGAAAAGCCTTGCCAAGTGGGAAGCGCAAGCGAGGAGTGAAGAACTAAGCGTAAAGAGTGGAGAAGGAATGACCGTGAGGAGCTTATGGGTGCTTCAGGAGAAGATTGCTAGGAAGCGGGAGGAAGTGGAGCAAATGAAACTACAAGTGAAGGAGATAGAGAAGTTGTTAGTTGTTAGTGATTAGTTGTTAGTGGTTAGAAAAATATTTTTCCCAAAGTTGTCCTTTAGCAGCGTGGGAGGGTGCAGTACCTTTGCTTATTATTAACAGCAAATTGCCAAATATGGAAATCGAAAACACTAGTACTGAGCTTGCCTTGTGTGCAGAGGTGCTCATAGGAAAGAATGTGGATAAAGCCAAGACGAACGAGAAGGGGAACGGTTACCCGCTGATCGTAGGGGCTTCGGATATACAGAAAGGGCGTATCGCCTGTAAGCGGTATGTGGAGGCAGAAAAAGTAAAAAACCCTGTATTTGCCCAGAGGGGAGACATAATCCTCAGTGTAGTGGGTACCCTGGGTAAGATAGGGGTGATGACCGAAGAGAAAGCGGTCTTATCCGCTCATGTGGTGGCGATTCGCCCGAAAGAGGGGGTTAGTATGCCTTACCTTGCGGGGATCTTGGGGCGTATGGTATTGGATATTCCCATTCCTGATGAGTTTGCTACAGGTTTTTCGAGGAAATTGGATATAGAAGCCCTCAAGCGGCTACGCTTTACCTTGCCGAACCTTATTGTACAGCAATACTTACTGGCGCAAATGGCTTCTATTTGTTCGCTTACTATGGCCTTACATGTCGACACGGATACTATGCAGGATACGGATAAACTCATAGACTACTTAGTGGAGGAGCATGCCAGCACCCGAGAACATTTTCGAAGTAAAATAGACGCACTGGGGCAATTGGTTTCGGAAATTTCCACATGGAAATCAAACGAAGTGACGGACTACTTTAAAGAACACTTTTCAGGTATTTTAGATCGCGTAAAAAAGATATAATGAAAATAGACAAAGAGATTATAAGCCTATTGGCCAAGTGCCAAGTAGAAGGGAATCACCTAAGGATCACCGAGCAGCTGGATCGCAAGACGTATGCGCAGTTGAACAAAGTACTTACAGCCCTTGGTGGGAAGTGGAAAGCGGCAAAGAAGGTGCATGAATTTGCCGAGGACGTGGAGGCGCTTCTGGAAGAGGTGATCACCACGGGGGAATATAGCTGTATCAAGAAAGATTTTCAGTTCTTCCCCACGCCGCCCGATTTAGCGGCGCAGGTGGTAGCCATGGCAGGTATTCGCCCTGGTGAGCATTGCTTAGAGCCGAGTGCGGGTACGGGTAACATAGCGGCGCTTATGCCTGATTGTGACTGTATCGAGCTGAATGAGAAGAACCGAGAGGTACTCCAAGGGAAAGGGCTTAGGATTGTGGGGGAGGATTTTATGAGCTTTGAACCCCAAGAAGCGTATGATGTGATTGTGATGAACCCGCCCTTTAGCAAGGGGCAGGACGTAGCCCATATTACCAAAGCCATAGGCATGGCCAAGCGCTGTGTGATTGCGATATCCTCGGCTTCGGTGCTATTTAGAACGGACAGCCGAACTCAGGCATTTAGGGAGCTGGTGGCACAATACGGAGGCAGCATAGAGGAACTCCCCGCCGAGAGCTTTAAAGAAAGTGGTACCATGGTCAATACAGCACTGATAAAGGTGTTTAAGCAGTAGGCAGCAGTCAGAAGACAGAGAACAGAAGGCAGTGGTCAGTTGTTAGTGAACAGAAGACAGTGTCTAATCACTGACAACTAACCACCAATCACTAACCACTAATCACAAACAACTGTAAAAAAATGGCAAAGAGAGTAACGACGGATTTGGTCATCACCATTAATGGCAAGCAGGTAAAAGACAGCTTTGCGGGGATTTCCGCAGAGGTGAAGAAGCTGGAGCAGGATCTGAAGCACCTGACCCCAGGGACGGAAGCCTTCAAGAAGAAAGCGGAGGAGCTGAAGGAGGCTAAGGCGCAGTTTGAACGGATCAAAGCAGAAGTACAGCAAGCTACGGCGGCCCTTGATCAGGTGACGGGGAGCGCAGGACGTGCAGGCTCCGCCCTTGAGGCAGCGGGTCGCAAGAGCGCGGGCTTTTGGGAGATTGTAAAAGCAGTGGTTACGGGGAATCTCCTTACGGGCTTTTTGGGTCAGCTTACAGGCGCGGCTAAGGACTCCGTGGGGGAGCTGTTGGAGATTTCCGATGCGATGACGGGTGTGGAGAAGACTTCGGGGCTTGCCGCTGAGAAGGTACGGGAACTATGGAATGATTTTGACGCGCTGGACACGCGTACAGAGAAAAAGGAGCTGCTTGACATCGCCCAGATAGGGGGGCGCTTGGGGATTACGGACAAGGATCAGCTGCGGGAGTTTACCGAGGAGATAGATAAGATCTATGTTGCCCTTGGGGATTCGTTCCAGGGAGGATTGGAAGCGGTAACCACTAAGGTGGGTAAGCTCAAGAACCTATTTGAAGAGACCAAGGAGCAGAACTACGGGGAGGCGCTCAATGCGATAGGCTCGGCGCTGAACGAGCTGGGCGCCAATGGTACGGCCAGCGAGGAGAATATCTCGGATTTTGCCACGCGTATAGGACAATTACCAGGGGCGCTGAAGCCGACGATTTCGCAGACCTTGGGCTTGGGGGCGGCCTTTGAGGAGTCGGGGATAGATGCGGAGATTGCCGCCAGCGGGTACTCGCGGTTTATGAGTGTGGCGGGGACGAATGTGGAAGCCTTTGCCAAGCAAATGCGTATGTCGGCCGAGGAAGCCAGGGCGCTGTTTGAGACCAAGCCTGAGGAGTTTTTCTTGAAATTTGCCCAAAGCATGAAAGGGTTAGGAGCGGAAGGCACGGCGGAGGTGCTCAAGGGGTTGAAGCTAAACACGCTGGAGGTGCAGAAAGCCGTAGGAGCAGCGGGGGACAATGCAGATCGCTTTCGTGAGCTGATGCACTTGGCAGGGGAGGCTATGGAAGAGGGTTCCTCCATACAAGAGGAGTTCAACAAGGTTAATAATAACACGGCGGCTATATGGGAGAAGATCAAGAAGGTATGGAAGGAGACATTTACCAGCGACCTTGTACAAGGGTTTTTCTCCTATATCGTCCAAGCGCTGGGCTGGCTTACAGGGGTTACAAGCGAGGCAGGCAATGGGGTGAAGGTATTCAGGGAGCGGATAGCCTTTTTGGCCAAGACGATAGGGGTCTGTGTTGCGGCTGTGGTGAGCTATAAGGCCGCGGTGAGCATTGCCGCAGTGGCCACTAAAGAAGCGTGGCAGCAGTCGCTGCTGTATAATGCAGCCCTGAAGGTCAAGACGGCGCTAATGCAGACGGGCAGAGCTGCGGCGCTGCTGTATGCTGCGGCAAAAGCAAAATATACAGGAAATATACAGCGTGCTACGGCAGCCATGCGCGCCTTTAACGCTATTATGAAAGCCAATCCTTGGGGGTTGCTTGCGGCAGCGATAGCGGCAGGGGTGACGGCTATGGCGTTATTCAATAAAGAGCAGAAGCAGGCGCTTACAGGACAGAAGCTACATAATGATGCGATAAAGGAAGCGAATGTACAGACCGCGGTGGAGGTGAATCACTTACAGCAGCTATTGGCAGTTGCCAAAGATGTACAGAAACCATACGAGGAGCGCCGTAGGGCTGTGGCGGAGCTGAACCGATTGGTACCTGAATACAACGGTAACCTTACGGTAGAGACAGCACAGACAGAGGAGGCTAAAAAGGCTTTGGATAGGTATGTGGAGAGCCTAAGGGCTGCGGCCAGAGAGAAGTACCTCAAAGCCATAGTGGATCAGAAAGCCGAAGCGCTTGCCAAAGCGGAATATTCGAGCCTTGAGGAAAATATCTCGTGGTATCAGAAGGCGTGGAATAGTGTTAAAAACATGGGGAATATGAGTGCAGCCTATCAGCAAAACCTTGTCAGCTCCATGGAGAATAAGAGCAAGCGGATAAAGGATGCTGAGCAGGAGCTGAAGACAGCCACAGACCAACTGATGAAGGAGCAAGCCAAGAAAGTAGAAGGCAGTACCGAGGGGGCGGACACCAGTGATACTCCTCTTGTAGGAGGAGGCGGAGACAAAGAGGGCAAGGGCAAAAAAGAAAAGGCGAAGGACTATTCCAAAGAGTACGAAGCGGCTAAGCGGGCGCGGCTGGAGGCGGAGCAGGCGCTGCAAAAAGAGATAGCCCAAGGGCTGGAAGAGAGCCTTGATAAGCAGTTAGCTACTACGGAGCAGAAATACAACGAGAAGAAGTTCAAGCTGCAACAAGAAAATGCCACACTGGAGCAGGAGATAGGCACGCTTGCGGCGGAAAAGAGCAACGATCCCAATCGGGAGAAAGCCATAGCCGAAAAGCGTAAGCTGATGGAGCTCAACAAGCAAATAGAGGTAGCCTATGAGCAGCAGAAGGAGCAGGAGCTGCTGCAAGTCAGGGAGAAATACCACGCCAAGGAAGCCGAGCGCAGGGTCAAGGAACGCAGCCGTGAAATAGAGGCGCTCAGGCGGCAGAAATCCGAGGAGATCATAGAGATACAAAGCCTTGAGGACGCCAAGGCACAGCTAAAAGGCCAACTCTCGGAGCGGGAGCTGGCGCAGATTAAGACCCTTGAGCAGGCTAAGAAAGCCCTAAGGGTGCAGGCGGAAAAGGAGCTATTAGAGGAGAGCCTTAAGAACTTTGAAGAGCAGAAACAAATTCTTATGGGTTACCTCTCTACCCTGACGGGGGAAGCTAAGGAGAAGCTCGTGGAGGACATTACTCAGATAGAAGAAAAAATGCTCCAAGCGCGGGAGAAGTTAGACGATATAAAGAACAACAAAGACGCCAAAGAGGAGAAGGCAGCAGGACAGGAGCTGGAGAAGGTGGATGTGCTGGGCTTTACGGCTAAGGACTGGGAGGATACGTTCTCCCACTTGGACGAGATGAGTAACCGCTTTAAAGCTGTGGATATGGTAGTGGGGGCGATGAGTAATGCCTTTAGCCAGTTTGCCCAATTGCAGCAGAACCTCAACCAAAAGGAGCTGGCCACTTATACCAAGAACCAAGAGCAGCAGAAGCAGGCGCTGCTAACGCGGCTCAACCAAGGGTATATCTCTCAGGCGCAGTATCAGAAGGAGCTGAAGAAGCTGGAGGAAGAGGCACAGGCGAAGAAGAAGGAGCTTGCCGTGAAGCAATTCCAAGCGCAAAAGGCGATGAATATGATGAGTATCGTGGCTAATACGGCTACGGGGATCATGCGGGCGTATTCGGATGCAGGGCCTATTGCAGGGAGCGTGTTTGCCGCGATTGTAGGTGCCATGGGGGCAGTGCAATTGGGTATCGTAGCGGCGCAGCAGCCGCCGAGCTATGCCAGGGGAGGTTATACCAAGGGCTTGGGCTTTAAGGACGAGAGCGGCCAAGAGGTGGCGGGGATCGTCCATGGCGATGAGTATGTGGTACCCCAATGGCTGAAGAAAGACCCCGAAGTGGCGCAAGTGGTGGAGTGGCTGGAAGCCAAGCGCTTGGGGCAGTCGCCCAAGGGGTATGAAGCAGGCGGGGAGGTAGCGGCCAACTCGCAGCAAGAGCCACAAGTGCGCAGCTCACAGCACGAGCTACCAGCGCGCGAGAGCAATCTTACGGAGGTGCTGGGCAAGCTCAATAGTACCGTGGAGAAGCTGCAAGAGGAGGGCATAGAGGCGTATATCGTAGCCAATGCCAAAGCAGGAAAAGAGTTTAGGCGCGCCATAAAGGATTTTGAGACGCTACGAGATAAGAGCAAGCGGTAGGGGTTAGTTGTTAGTTGTTAGTGGTTAGTTATTAGAAGTATGGAGGATTATAAAGAGGAGATTCGGGGGCTGATAGGGAGGTATTACAGCCCGTGTGCCACGACAGAGAGCTGGGTGTGTACCTATAAGAGTACCCTTGAGCTACTGGCCATGGTGTTGGGGGTGATCCCTACTACCCCCATAAGCGAACACGATATATACGAGGTGATGAAAGAAATGGGATATACCATAGAACTGGTGGCGCAGGAAGCAGGTGAGGCGTTCTTGTGGAAGATGTACACAATGATTAATGACTAGTGACAAGTGACTAATGACAAGTGACAAGTTTTTAGGGAGTTATAAAAAGTCCTTTCCGATGTGGAAGGGGCTTTTTATTTTTGCGATAGAAGAAAAAAACAGAAAAAAGTTTAAACACGTTTATGGAAAAAATCTTTGTGACCATGTGTATCCTCTTTGGGATATACATATTGGTTTTGGCGATGATTATGACAGACTTGTGGAGTGGTGTTCGGAAAGCTAAAAGTCTGGGGGAGGTACGGAAATCTTATAAATATAGGCGTACTGTTGGGAAAATAGCCCAGTACTACAATGTACTGATAGCGCTTACCGTAGTGGATAGTATGCAGATGAGTGCTGTGTGGTACTTTGAGCAATATTATGGCAATCAGCTGTGGTTCTTTCCGTTTATGACACTTGGGGGTGCCTTTTTGCTTTGCTTGATAGAGATCAAGAGCATCTATGAGAAGGCGGAAGACAAAGAGCAATTTGACAAGGCGGGGCAAGTGATGGGGAAAATCATCATCAATCGGGAGAATGTGGAGGAGATAGCCGCCTCGATCAAGGAGTACCTTAATGATAAAGACGATAAACAACTAAAAAACGAATAAACTATGCCAACACCGAGATACAAGATACGCCCTGACACGGGCGAATTGCAGGAGTACCTATTTGAGTACAACGGGATTCTTGCCCTAAAGAACTTCGTGGCGCGAGTGGATGGGGAGCGCCTGATCCTACACAGTGCGGCGGATATGAACTTTTCCATACTCGACGCGCTGGTTTCGGAAGTGGAGATAGACGGGCGGGTATATGACAATGCAGAGGCGGCGCAGGAGGCGCTGATGCGATTGACCTTTAACACCAATAGGCCAGTGCTGATGACCCAGCGAGAACGGGAGCTGCTGCAAGGGGCGCTCCAACGGGGCACGTATGTAGGTACGGCGGCAGATCTGAAGGCGCTGATTGACGGAAAAGTGGATAAAGTGCCAGGAAAGGGGTTAAGTACAAATGATTATACGAACCAGGAGAAGCAGACCAACCAAACCAATGCTCAAAAGCGCGTGGTTGGGGTTACAGTCACAGGAGACGTTACGAAGATTCTCACCATTACCCTGGCAGACAGCTCGGTATTGCAGGCCTCTTTCACCGATAAGGATACCCTGCCCAACAACTTGGCCGATGTGAAGCTTAATTCCCTTAATTTTAACCGCGATACGGGGGTGCTAACAGGCGTTCGCTCGGATGGTCAGCAGCTTACGGTAAACCTTGACGGCCGTTATGCGCTGCTTGGGCATACCCACGATGATCGCTACTCCCGATTGGGGCATACACACAGCGAATACGCCCTACGTACGCATAGGCACCACTGGGATGATATAGATGGGAAGCCAGCGCTGGCGACGGAAGGGAAGATACAAGAGGCTATAGGGAAGATACAAGTGGGAGGGCGTAACTTATTGCGTAACAGCCGACGGCTAATTACTAATAATTATTATGGTATAGCAAACTATGTATTAACAGAAGAATTAAAAGTAGGTGATTTGTTTACAATAACCTTAAAAGGTCGATTAGGAGAAGGAAAGAGAGCATTTGCCTTATATGACCAATTTGGAATCCGAGAGCAATGTGCTTTATTTGATAAAGGAGGAGGAATATATCAAAACACTTTTAACTATAATGGATACGGCAATAGTAGTGATAAAATGATACTAACAATATTTGTTTATGATAATTCTGTTATAGTAAATAGCACCATAGAGTGGGTTAAGCTCGAACGCGGCAATATATCTACCGATTGGACTCCTGCTCCTGAAGATGCTCCTGTAGGATTAGATATAAACGGTACAAGGCAAATACTTCCTGATGAAGCGGACAAGGTCATCTTTGTTACCAACTCAATAGATAATTGTGCTCTTAATGTATTTCCTGATAGATGTTCTGTCACTTTTAGGAAGGTATTTGCAGGAGGTTATGTAAACTTCACTTGTTTAGGGAAGCAAATCATCTATACGGGGGATAATGCTTTCAATGGAGGTGATGGGAGTACGGCCGTGGTGAGTATCTACGGCAATAAGTGTTATATAGACATACGCAATGTGTAGAGACAAATGACAAATGACTAATGATTAATAAGATGAATGCGATACAATATTTTGATTGGGGAGGGAATAATGTAAAAGAGATTCCTTTTTGTCAAGTAAGAGTAAAAGATTATTTCACCACACGGCAGGGAAAAAATATTGAGAGATATATGCCTATACAAAGGAATCCATATTCAGTGATTACTGTTAATTTAATAAACCCAGATGAAATAATTCCAATTAAAATATACACTAAAAACTTTGAAGTTGTTAGAGAAGGGAATGATTTTGTTTGTAAGGCTTATATTAGAAGTAATTTTAGAACAACAAGGGTGTTGAAATCAATTGGTTTTAATATAAGATTTAATAATAGGCCATTTGCTTCTTATTTGGGTTTCGGAAATTTATACATTAATGGTAGAAAAATAAAGGGTGATGGTCGTACTGGAGACGTTGATATCTCAAGCGAATATGTCACATTTGATGCAATAAAAGGTACTTTTGAAGAATATATGAATTATGAAGATAATGGAGAAGCTGTTACTTTTCAGAGCCTTTTTGGGAAAGATTTGGTAATAGTATTAAACTAAATAAATTATGACACCAAAAGAATTTATTACAAAACACTTACCCTATGCGCTGGAGACGGAGCGTAAGACGGGTATATCGGCGCTATTTACATTGGCTCAGTCTGCCTTGGAGACAGGCTGGGGGAAGCACGCACCTGGGAATATGATGTTTGGCGTGAAGGCCAAAGAGAGTATGCCCTCTGAAAAGCGGCAGCTGGTGCAAACTATGGAGATCCTTGACACGGACAAGGAAAAATTTCCCGTGATTATCAGTATAGAAAAGCGGCCTGACGGCAGGTATAAGTACATTGTTAAGGACTGGTTCCGCAAGTATGACACTCCTGAGGAGAGTTTTACAGATCACGCTAAGCTGTTCCTTACGAATAAGCGCTACGCTAAGGCATTGCAGGTAAAGACAGACCCGTACAAGTTTGCCGAAGAGGTTGCCAAGGCGGGGTATGCTACGGAGCCAACGTACGCGGAGCGGCTTAAGGGAGTGATTAGGACGATAGAGCGACTAATGACCAATGACAAGTGACAAGTGACAAGTGACGAGTGACTAATGACAAATGAACAACGAATAATGAAAAATACATATGAGAAAATTTTTGTATATACTAACCCTTATGCTGCTTTTGGGTTGCAAGAGCAAAAAATCAAGCCGAACCGAGCACAGAGAAGAGCACAGGAGCGAAAGAAGAGAAGTAGAAGACAGCATAACAGAGCAGCAGCAGCGGGGGGAAGTACATACTTTTGACCTACGGCAAGCACACAGCTATGAGCTTACCCTGGAAGGGGATAGCTTAGAAGTGAAGAGCGAAAAGCGAATAGTGAAAAACGACAAAGGGGAACAGGCTTATATAGAGGTGCTGAAGGTCAAGGGCGGGAAAGCCGTTATTAAGATGAAGCAGGAAGCGCACCAAGAAGCACACGCGGCGGAGACAACGGAGACACATCAGCAAATGAAGCAGGTAAGGGAAGCCAAAGAAGAGCGGCAAGTGACGGAGACCATACAGAGAGAAGAACAGCGGGAGGGGCGGGGCTTGGTGTGGTGGATAAGTGGACTGGCATTGGTTGGGGCGTTATGGCTGGTCTATAAAATCGTAAGGCGATGGGTCGGATAGCTATCCATTGTGCTGAGAGGTACTCCGAGCTGACTGCGTGGCAAGTGGAAGAGATCAGCCTGAGGATGGAGGAGGAAGGGCGGGACTTTGAGGCGCGCTACAAGGAAATGCTGGTGGTGCTGCTTATGGGTACGCCCTCCAAGGCCCATCAAAGGCGGGTGAGGCAGCTGCTGGGGGAGGTACCACTGGCTGAGCTGCTGCCCTTGGGGAAGTTCCTGCTGACCGATAGGGACTTATACACCTTCCCAGACATATGGGACGGGCTTCGTACGCCTATGGTGCGGCTGAGTGATTGTACGATCCGACAGTTTTCAGTGGCGGACGCGCTTTTTTACAAGTACAGTAAGGGAAGGGACGCGCTATATGCCAAGCAGCTGGTGGCAAGCCTGTACTGCTGGGGCGGGCGGGCGTTTGACCCCTTACTGCTTCCAAAGATAGCGGAGGTTACCGATAGCATTTCCCCTGGGAAGCGCGCGGCGATCGTGTATGCTTACCGATGCATAAGGGAGTATATCATAGGGCGTTATCCTGTTATCTTTCCTAAGGCGACCGAAGAAGACGAAAAGCCTGTATTCCAAAGGCAGGGAGGGTATACGCCCTTTTCAAAAGTGATTGCCGCCATGGCCATGGACAGTGTGCAGCCCTTGGGGAATTGGCACGAATGCAGCGGGACACGGCTGTATGATTTCATGGACGTATTGAGTGAATCCATACAAAGAAGTAAGAGCAGATGAGAGATGTATTTGTCACAGATGACTTTGAGTTAGACCTGAGTGAAGTAAAAATCAGCTATCACCAAGAGAACCCCCGAATGAAGGACAGCTATTCGGTGGGGTATAGCTTTCCTTTTACCTTTTACTTAGATGGGAAGCTGAGGAAGATATTGGGCAACTATAGTTCGATGAATGCCATAGGGCTAAAGCGGCGCTACCATGGAAAGCACCAAATGGAAGGGCGGGTACATAAGGGCGTGCTGGAGATCATCTCGGTAGAGGGGGATAAGGTAGAGGCGCAGATAGAGACGGGGGAGGAGGTTTTTGCGACATTTGACAAGAAGCTGCGGGACTTGCCGCTGAAGCGCGTGGAGGTGGATAATATCTATAAACATGCGTGGGAGGTGGAGTGTATCCAAAGGAGGTATGATGTGGATTATCGGTTTCCGAGTATTGGTTTAAAAAAAGAGGGTGCAGGCTGGGAGCAGTACATGGGGTTCTTAAATCACCGCGTACATGAGATGACCGATAACAATGAGGGGGCGGGGTATGATCATATGATTACGCGTAATATCATACACCCCTTTGTCTCGCTCCGCTACCTGATAGAGCAGGGGTTTGCCGCGGCGGGGTATGAGCAGGTGGTGGGGTTGCATGGCAATTTTATAGCCCGCACCTATGTATATTCGGGGTCGGACTACTATCTGAGTACGCAGCAGCAGGAGAAGGTGATGCAGCCACAGATCACGAATTTTGTGGAGGAGCAGCAAATATACGGGGATAAATACGGAAAGTACTTTATGGAAGAAGCGCTGGAGACAGCGGGGCACTGGCGCGTGGTGTGTGATACAACCTATATAAGCCCAAGAGAAATGCCCCTTGTGTATCGACTTAAGCAGGATGGCGTGGTACTGAGAGAAGGGGTGGTGCGTTATGGGCAAAGGGTTTCCTTCACCCAAGAGATAGAGGTGAGAGACCGCAGCGATATCCGCTTCGAAGTGGAAGGAATATGGAATCCGCATTGGAAACTATATATCAACATCATCGGGGAGCGGGACAGAGACGGGAACCTGATAGAGAAGGTGATCAATCCGAATGTGGTGGATCTGAGGCGTGCGGTGCCAGATATGACTTTTGGGGAGCTTTTGCGGGTGATAAAGAACTGGTTCAATTGTGATTTTCGGATAAGGAATGGCGTGGTAGATTTTAGTATGTTTGGAATATGGGATCGCTACTATATAAGGGACTTATCTCGGTATGAGGTGTTGCACCCCGTGGTGAAGAAGGGGACAAAGGGGGCTTATGTGCTGACCTTCCCAGAGACAGACGATCCGAAGGATAAGATACCCGATACGTATATCTCGGAGGAGAGCGTGCGTACGGATACCACTCGTAGGGTAGGGGTGAATGAAGTGGCGATTAATGGGTATGCGCTGACGCCTCATTCGTACAGGGGAGGTCAGCACCTAATGCCCCTGAAGGCAGATAATACGAGCTTGGCGCTTGTAGGCTACCAAGAGAATGGAAACACAGGGCATCCAGGGTGGGCTGTATATTTGTCCGAGCTGATGCCGCCGAAGCTTGGGAACAATCTTAAGGACTGGTATCAGATGCGTATAGGGAGTGACGAGGTGAGCTGGAGCTTTATTGCGAAGAAGAACCTATTTAAAGACATAGATATACGGGACTGGGTATATGTGTATGGTCGGAAGGGGCTTATCAAGAGCTGGACCAAGGAGAGCATAGATAGGGAGTACTACAAGGTAAGTATAGAAGTGGTGCTGCTTAATGGCGTTAGGGGGCAGTGACTAATGACAAGTGACAAGTGACTAACAACTAACCACTAATAACTAACAATTAACCACTAATAACTAACCACTAACCACTGAAAACTGATAAAAAATATGAATAAAGAACGGGAGATAGGGCGCGTAGGGGCGCAGATGATTACCTCTGCCTTGCGTAGGGCTGCAAAAGGGGCAGGGCTGGAGGGGCTGTCCAATGAGGCTCGTGGTAAGGAGCGTATGCGATTTAGCCAGCGTATGGAAGGAGGCAAGCAGGCTTACTTGCGCGGGATTGCCATTGTTATGCAGCGTTATGGATTTATCCAACATTATGGGATAGAGGCAGGGCGCGTGCGAAGAGGCGGGGAGCGCGTGAGAAGGAAACCACGGGAGACCTCTTACCGATTTAGCGCACACCTGTACAAGCGTGGTATGCAGGGGACGAAGTTTTTAGAGCAAGTGGTGGAACAGAGTGGCGCCGTGGCGTACCTGAGTGAAGCCATAGCCCAAGAGCGAGGGGAGGAAATTGCCCTTGGGGTGAAGCAAATTTTAATAAGTGACAAGTGATTAGTGATTAGAGAAGAGTTATGAGAAAGAATTGGGTAGAAGGGGTAGTATTTGAAATGACATTGGATCCCTTTGAGATGAAACTTACAGGGGATACATCAGTACAATGGGAGCATGATGATGAACCATTTGATTTTAAGGGAATTGCGGTCAATTATGGGGCGCCAGATTCGATGTTTTTCTGGCAGGAAACGGAGCAAGATGTCGGGCTGTTTCGTATAAAGCAAAAGCAGAAGAAGGTTGTAAGGATTTCATACGCCTCTCCTAGAATTCTTGATGAGGTAGATTTTAGCTTGTCTGAGACGTATAAGCGTACAGGCGCTATCGCAGGAGTGCCGCTGGTAGTGGGAACACGGATAGAGAAGGAGGGAGGATTTTTTATTGATGCCAGTTTTTATCCCTTTAAGATAGCGGTTACTGTGGTAGGGAATCCTGCGGCATTTAAGGTAACGCCCTGGTCTTATACATTTGTACTGGTAAAAGAGAAGAAGGAGCATAGGGAGGGGATTATAGAAATCAGGAATCCAAACCTATTGCAGTTTGAGGTCAGTGCGAGTTCGGATAAGATAACCGTTGGTGCTATAGAGAACCAAGGCGGGGAAGTGGTTAAAATACCTATCCGTACGAAGTCCTCCGAGGAGCTGGCTGTGGGGAGCTTTCGGGAAGAGATCGTAATCAAGTCCTCCCAGGGGAGTGAGCGGGTAATTCCTGTATATCTATCAGTGAAGAAGGAGCTGGAGATGGAGGAGCGGGATCTTTATTTCTGCATGGACAAGGATCTGCTGGAGGTACGCGCCAAGGGGGACGGGGATTATATGCATATGCAACTGAAGATACAATTTTCGAGCTATGGACAGCAGAAAGAGGTTCTCCAGCGCTATGAGTATGCGTTTTTCAATGAAAAGGTAAAAATAGATATAGGGGAAGAGGTGCAGGATTTTTTTGAAGGAATCCCCAACTTGCGTTCCTTGACCCTGAACGAGACGCGGGATATAACAGTGTATCCCCTGTATAAGGCCGCTGTAGTGGATGTGGTGCTGGTGGAGCGGAGCTTGAGCGGGGAGGAGAAGGCACGCTATGAGCTTAAGGGGTTGCGGTATCTGCCTGGGAAGAAGCCTAAGTGTTATCCCTATCTGACACAGGCAACCCTAAGGAGTACGTATCCTGAGAGCATGGTGTCACTCAGTGCGCTGGTAAAAGACATTAGATCGCAACAGTTGGTGAAAATCGTATCGGATAGGGTAAGATTGACGGAGGTAAGAGAGGACTATGAAGTGGGAAACTTTTCATTTCTGCGAAGCGTGGCCGATATTCGCTACTCTCCAACGAGTATTATCACCTATAAGGGATTGAGCTTGGAGCCGAAGCCTGGGAGTAATGATAGGCCCATATTAGGTATCTTTGAGAATCAGAACCAATGCCCTGATTGGTTCTCCTTTGCTGGAGAATGGGAGGGGCATGTGGAATATCAGCATCAGATAGGGGAGCACCTGCTTAGCCGTGAGCGCTATAAGGCGCGTGTCGAGGAAAAGCGTACTTTCAAGCTCAACACGGGGTGGATCTTTGCCGAGGAGATAGCCGTACTATGGGAGCTGGTTCGCAGTGAGCAATGTTTCCTAAAGATACAGGGCGAGTGGGTGAAGGTGATTCCTATTTCGCAGAAGCCGCTATCATACGACAGTACGCGGAACCTACACAGCTATGTGGTGGAGTTCCAAGAATCGGCCATTAGAGAATAAAGAAGAAGGATGGAGTTAGTAAAATTCGACAAGGAGGGGACTTACCCACGTATATCCGCCTCGCATATAGACGAGAGCATTGAGCTTACCCCTGCCGAGCAGGAGATCAAGGCGCGGCTGAGGCATATCCACGCCCTTAGGATGACCAACAAATATTCCAAGTATCAGGCTATACAGATACACATGCGAGAGATGAAGGTCAGCCAATCCACAGCCTACAGGGATTACAATTGGGCAATGCAGATCTTCGGAGAGCTGGACAAGGTAGATGTGCAGGCCGAGCGGATGATTTTGGCGGAGTGCTATTGGCAACTCTACCAAAAGGCACTCAAGAAGGGCGATCTGGAGCAGGAGCGTAAGGCGCTGGATTCGTATAAGTCGCTGTTCAACTTTGACAAGGAGGAGAAAGAGATTAACTTTGAGAAGATCTCCGCTCACGAATACCATATCAAAATGAGCCGCAAGAGTATGCGCATGCTACGCGATGCCATAGGTACAGGCGTGGTGGACTTCAACGACTTGCCCGCTGAAGATATAGACTATGAGGAAATGACAAGTGACTAATGACAAGTGACGAATGCTAATAAAACCAGTTAAGGAGATATACCTGAACCCCATGCAGATGGCAGCGGTGGAAGCCAATAGGTATGGGCGGATAAAGAATATATGTATTGAGGCGGGGCGTGGTACGGGCAAATCGACCATATTGGGTTGGTTTGTCAAGGAAGGCGTTAGGCAGATGCCCAGAGCGACGGGGGTGCTGGTGGGGGCGACATTCGTGCAGATCAAAAGCCGTACCTTCCCCTCTACCAAGGAGGGGCTGGAGATGTTTGGCCTGTACGAGGAGGTGGATTATGTAGTGGGCAGAAGCGGGAAGAGCTTAGGGTATAGGATGCCATTCCAAGCACCCAACTCGTGGAGCAATGTGGTGCATTTCTCCAATGGGTTTATCCTTGTGCTGGTATCCTTAGACGATCCCAACTCAGGGCGCGGACTTAACGCCTATATGGTCATAGGGGACGAGGCGGCGCTGTTGGAATACGATCGGCTCTTCAATAACGTACTGACCACGAACCGAGCTAAGAAAGTGGAGTTTGACCGTGCTTCGCTGCTGAATGCCACTATATTTACCTCCTCCGTGGCACTGACCAAGACAGGGGAGTGGTTCACCAATCGGGAAAAGCTGGCGCTGCAAAAGCCACAAGAACATTGTTTTATCAAAGCCAATGCTAAGATAAACAAGGAGAACCTCAAGCCCAATTGGATTCAGGAGATGTACGAGCAACGGGTATCGGATATGCTCTTCAATGCGGAGATTATGAACATACGCCCGCGCAAAGTGGCCGATGGATTCTATCCGCAGCTCTTGGCCGATAAGCACTACTACAAGTACAAGTATGCCACGAACCTCTTAGATGATTTTACCCAGAGCTATACGCCAAGCTGTACGTATGACACGGACTTGATTAAGGGTATCCCCTTGGAAATATCATTGGACTTCGGTGGGCGAATCAACTGTGCTGTGGTAGCCCAAGAGAGCACCCTTACCCATACGCTGAGTATCATTAAGGATTTCTTTGTCAAGAACCCGCAGAAGCTCTCAGACCTTATTAAGAAGATCATAGACTATTACGAGCCGCATAAGGCTACCTGCAATAAGGTGTATCTCTATCACGATCGCTCAGGCTTTAAGAGTGAAGCCAACAGCAAGACGACTTTGGCGCAGGATGTGGAGGATATGCTCCGCACAGCAGGCTGGCAGGTGTATAACAAAACCCCCAACACGAACAATCCAAGCCATATCCTCAAGTTCCGACTGATTAACGAAATCTTAGAGGAGAGCAACAAAGGGCTGCCATTCGTACGTATCAATGAGGACAACTGCCCGAACCTAATCGTATCCATGGAGAATGCAGGGCTTAAGCAGAAAGAAGATTCTTTTGAAAAAGACAAAAGCTCGGAGCGCTCCAGCTCTATTCCGCAGGAACACGCAACGCACCTCTCGGACTGCTTTGACTACCTTGTATGGTGGAAGTATGCTTATCTGATGGATAACACCTATCACGATTCGTATATTATAAGTTCGGTTTAATAAGGAAAGCACACCTGATTAGGTGTGCTTTTGATTTTAAATTGATTTGATCTTGTCAAGTGTATTAATGTAATAATCCTTGAGCTTTTGCAGATCTTCGTCTGTGAACTTGTTGCGCCCTATCTGTGTCCTCTTATGGGTCACGGTAGATATGGCTTTGCCAATGGCTTCGGAAACCTGCCTGTCTGATAACTCTAATAATTCGATGATATATAATACTTTCTCTTGTGTCGTCATAATCCTTGCATTTGTGTTAATTCCCAATCAAGATAATTCTTGTACCACAGCCACGCTTCTTCAATGAATTGCTCAACAGAGATAATAGGGGCATATATACCTCCCGTGCTTATTACATTGTTCTGAACAACCACGAATCTAAATTGCTCCAACATATCATACACATATAACCGCTGGGGCATGGCTCTGTAGGTATCATTGAGCCTTACAATCTCGCTGTTCTCCTCAATAACCATTATTAGGCTCATATAATGAGGGGAGTAGATATAGGTAAGGTCTATATTGGGGACGATAGGGTTGCACGCTAATAAGAACTTAGGTATAACCATGTTGGCAACCTCATATTTTTGATTAAAAATATCTTCAGTGTTCATGCTTGTAAATTTAAGAGGGCTTGTTGTTAAACAAATTTATATTTTGTCAAATGTAATCTACCTCCCCCGACTTTGAACTTACTGACTTTTTCACCATAATAATCAATTGGCTTGTCAAGTGTTATTGTAGATGCTTGATGCCCGTCACAATCGTACTGATGAGCACTATACCCACATGTCATCTTAGGGAGTTGCCATACCCCCCAATTCATAGAATTGAGATACAATAATATTCTTCTAATATTTTCTATATTTGCATCAAAAACTTTGCCCTCTTTAATTTCGTTTTCGAGCACACGAAAATCGGCTTCAAGGCTTTGTTGGGCTTGCTCTTTCTGAATTTTATTCTTTTCATGCCTTCTCTTACAGAAATCACAAAATTGAGAGTAGGCTTCATTGAGATTTTCATCTGTAATTTCACCATCTACATCAATGAATGCTGTAAAATATGGTTTTTCAGTAAAATTCTGGGAATCTACCCTTTCAAAGGGTACCTCATTAACTCGTGGATAACCTTGCTCTCTCTTTCTAAAAGTAACATTACCAGCTACAATGTAAGTGTAGCTTTTTGTTGTGTAAAAATCTAATTTCATTATTCTTGAATTTTAGTTGTTATACTTTATTGATAAATTCTTTTGCGCTTTCAAAGGTAAATTTTTTAGAATAAAATTCTTTTGAGTACTTTTTATTAGACTTTAAAAAAGCATAATAATCTTTTAACAGCTTCTTGTTTGACCTTACAAAATCAAGCACTTCTTGACTACCCTCTTTATTGGCTGATAACTTAGCCTTACTTGCTGCTGCCTTGCGCTCTGCTGCCTGCTCTCTTCTATCTATCTCATTAGAAAGATTGGTTACATACGCTTCATTCTTTTGTAATTCGTATGCTATTACCCATAGTTGCTTATCAGAGAAGAAATCTTTTAAGTTTTCAGTAATAATCTTATGAGCTAATGTGCCTTGTGGTAAATATTCTGATATTCTATTTCTCACTGATTGGGCAACTTGCCTACTGCTTTCTTCTATATAATCACCCATTGAACTAATGGTAGATACACTTGGGTTAATGTAACTCACATCATTATATATGTCTTTGATTGTAATAGTTCTCATTTTTTTAAATTTTACTTGTTATACTTCTTTCTCTTTGACACTGCAAAGATACGTATTATTTTTTAATGCGCAATGAAAAATAATATTTTTTTACTCTTTCAAACAGTTAAACTTTTCTTAATAAAAAAGAGGCTGTTTTTTTAGCGCAAGAACGGCAGCAGAGGCTCATTCATATTTCACTCCGATTTTTAAAATTCAAATCGTAAAAAAGATTAAGGCGGCGATGTGCTTTTTTTGCACGCAATGAAAATTGTTTTGATATTTAAGGGGATAATATTTTGATTTACAAAGGGGGAGGACAAAAATAATGACAAAAACCCCTGCTTTTTGCGCTCTTGGAGGGTGTCCTTTATATATCCTGATAGATTGCAGACCTTTGCAGCATGGTAGAAAAGATATTTTTGAAGGACGCTTTGGCGGAAATGCGAAAATTAGATGCTGAGAAAAAGCCGATCTCCTTTTCCTTGGCAGTGCGTACCTATAACCAGCAAAATGGGTTTGGAGGAAAGCTCCTGATATACCATAATGCTACCCTAATGCAACAGCCTAAGGGTAAGAAAGACTTTGAGAAAAACCCAAACCACTGGGAGAATAAGACACGAAATATTAAACTTGCAGATGGTACTATAAAGAAAATTATTATCCTGTTTATAGTGGCATTTAATGGAAGAGAAGTAGTTTATTAATGCAATAAAAAAATATGGAGATACACAACTTGCAATTGTATAATGCCGATAACTTGGAGATTATGGCAACCCTACCCGATGAAAGTATTGATGTGGTGTGCATAGACCCTCCATACTTGTACCTTAAAAACCAAAAGCTGGAACGCCCTTTTGACGAGCACAAGTTTTTTGCCGAATGCAAGCGACTCCTTACCAAAAAAGGCTTTATTGTGATGTTTGGTAGGGGTACTTCCTTTTATAGATGGAATACGATGTTAGACGGATTGGGGTTTGTGTTTAAGGAGGAGGTGATTTGGAATAAGGGATTTTCTACTGCGCCGACTTTACCAATACAACGCTTCCACGAGACAATTGCTATATACACAAAAGAAAAAGGGAATATTAATGCAGATGTAAAAGTCCCTTACTTAGAAGTAAAACAGCACAATATAGATACTTTGGTGGGTGATATTAACCGAATTAAGTCAGCACTGAATAATACTAAGGAGTTAGATTACATGAAAGAATACTTGAGAACGGGGCATATCAATGTAAGTAAGAAAAGAAATGACAAAACCAGTGGGTGTACGATCTCTAAAAATTCAATTGATATATTCTCTATACCAACAATGTGCCTGAAAGCTATCAAAGAAGGAATGCGAGAAAGTTCTATTATCAAAGTATATTATGAAAGGTTTAAACGAATTCACCCGACACAGAAGCCTGTGCGGCTTTTGGAAAGGCTTTTGGCACTGGTGATTCCTAAGGATAAGCCACGAGAGGAAGTAGTGGTGGCGGATTTCTTTGCTGGCTCTATGAGTTGTATGGAAGCGGTGCACAATATGGGTATGAAAGGGATCGCTACCGAAATAGACCAAGAATACTTTGAGAGGGGAAAACAGCGGATTATGCAACTGCAACCCAAACTTTTAAATGAAGCGTAAAAACAGTATTATAAAAACTTTAACACAAAGGGGCTGAAAAAAGTGGGTGATTTATTTTGTGGTTATGGAAATATAATGTATCTTTGCAGTGTCCTTGAGAATCGGGGATGAAGTTCTTAGACTTCTTGTTTAACCAAATTCTTTAAACTATGGTTTTTAGACTTAGTTTCAAGAAAGGCAAAAAAGGCTGGATCCTTCGGGTAAAAGTGAAAACCAGCCTTCTGAAAATAATTCGGTTTGTCTTTCACTAAGAAAGGAAGGGGGCGCAAGCCCTCTTCTAAAAACCATAAGGCAAAGGTATAAAAAAAAATGATTATGACCAATTTTTTTAAACATTTAAAACGGATTCTTTCTCTCAAAGAAGGAGAAACGTATGAGGTGGATGTTGAAATCTCCTTTGAACAGGTGTTTTTATTCTTAATTTTTGTAATACTACTGCTATGGATACTGATCAGATAACCCAAGAAATAGAGCGGATCATAGAGGCGCTGGATATGGGCGCCAAAGGCTGCGCCAAAGCAATGGGTATAAGCGTGCAGGCTTTCCGTAACAAAAAAAGCCAAGGCAGCCACAGAGATAAGTTCAACGAGAAAAACCTGCAAGACCTTATCCGATATATAAAAGAGGTCAGCAGTAAGCTAATGACTAATGATTAATGCCAATAATGATTAATGACTAATGGAAAAGATAGATAACGATTTGTATATACTCTCTAAGAGTGGGGCGGCTGTGCTTTTTGATAATAAGCATGGCCTTACAGCGCCCAAGGCTAAAAAAGACTTATCCGATACGGATAAGTACTCCGTGTGGGGGGATGATAACCTCTATCCGCAGCAGCTGACCGAAAAGCTCAATAAGACAGGGGCGGCCATAGGCGGGCTGGAGGTGCTGATCTCGGCTCATTATGGGTTGGGATTCCGCCTTTATCAGGATGTGGAAACAGAAGAAGGAATTGTAACCAGGGAACGCGCACGTAACTCTTTCCCTGAGCTGAACCAGTTCTTTAAGGCTTGCCGCTGGGATATTACCCTGTCCGAGATCGTGGAAGACTTTGAGACCTACGGGATTGCCTTTGTGGAGTATTTGCTTTCGCCCAATAGGGACAAGATCGTATCCATAAAGCGGCAGCAAGCGGCTCATTGTAGGTTGGGCGTACCCAAGGACAAGGGCTATGTGGATAAGGTGTATATCAATACCTCGTGGGGGAGTACCCTGGACGAGGAGCTGACGGAGGAAGTGCCCTTTTACTCGGATATGCATTCGGTGGAGAGCCTTAAGGCATACTGCAAGGAGAAGAAGGTAGAAAAATTTATCGTGCCAGTGATGCGTACCCTTACTACGGAGAAGAATTACCCGAAGGTGAAATGGCATAGTTCCTTTGCCAATGGCTGGGTGGATGTGGTGCTTTCGGTGCCGACATTCAAAAAGTACATGTTTGAGAACCAATTGAACTTGAAATTTGTTATCTATGTGGCTGATGACTTTTTCTCCCATAAGTTTGGTCGCAATGAGTGGCAGGAGATGAGCGATGTGCAGAAGGAGCAAGAGCGACAAAAGACTATTAAGGCGATAGACGAGCATATGAGTGGGAACAAGGCAGCGGGGCGCTCCTTTCTATCGCCTTTTTTTCGTGACAGCTCTGGGAACCTGATACGTGGTATAGAAGTGGTGCCCATAGATGACAAGATCAAGGACGGCAACTTCCTGCCCGATGCCAGCGCGGGGAACTCGGAGATACTTTTCCCGATGGGGGTAGATCCTTGTTTGCTCGGGGCGGGTATCCCAGGGGGGAAGAACCTGAGCGGGAGCGGCTCGGACAAGCGGGAAGCCTATACGATCCTCTCCACTCGTATGCCGATTAAGCGATTGCGTACCTTGGAGATATTCGAGCGGATAAGGGATTGGAACGGCTGGGATGAGAGCCTATACGGCAATTTTCCCAATATTAACCTTACAACCTTGGACAAGAACCCCAACGGGCAGCAGGTAATCGTAAATTAGGGGGCTTTTTTAGGGGTTAGTGGTTAGTGGGGCACGAGCTGCAAGCTCGCGCCAGCGGGAGTTAGTAGGAGAGGTTTCATTTTGACAGTATAAAATCGTGTGGCAAATGTCACACGATTTGAAAAAAAGTTGTATCTTTGCAGCGTGAAATGAATTGTTACCTTTTTTAGGTAATATAAAAATTCTTTTGAAATGAAAACATTAACGCTTTACCTTCAGGAGTTAGGAAATATAACTATGGGGTTTATCCCATTTATTTCCTCTATTTTTGCGGATTCTCCTATTTCAAATAATGATATAGAAGCAAGACTTAAGACAGATGAAGATAAGGAGAAGTTTCAACAGACAGTAAGAGAACTAAAAAGAAATCGTTCCCAAAAAGAGAAGACCATAACACTGAGTGATAACAAAGAAATGACCATAATGGTTATGTAGGATAATGGAAATAAATCTTGCCCTAAATACAATCATTTATATTATGATATTTATAGTTCCTGGCATATTGTTCAGGAACTCTTTTTATAGTAGGGAGTATTCAAAGGAATTTTATTTTGGAAACTTGTTTGAACGATTTGTATGGACACTTTTCTTTGGTGTGCTTATGCTTATCACTTGCTATTTTTTCATATACCTATTTTCTTGGTCAGGAGTGAATTTAATACCAGAGATCTCTTATGACACAATAAAGAAAGTATATGAGAACTTACACAATGTACAATCAGATATAACTTTCCCTGAAGAAGAAGACTTTGATAAAAAAAGAGGAGGTTTTTTAAAAATAATCTTTATTTTATATACAATATCAATATTGTTAGGTCTTATTTGTAACAGGTTAGCTATTGCATTCAATTTTAATTTTTACAATTATTGGCATGCTCTCTTTAGAGGAAGACTGAACAAAGCACCTAAAGGGTTTAAGTATATTTACACGGAAATAGATATACTAACTACTGACCATATTATATATACAGGGAAGATAAAAAATTACCATCTTTCTAAAAATGATACCAATATAGAAACCATAGTAATAGAAAATACTTCTAAAAAGAAAATGGAGACAAAATCTACCCCCTACTCCTCTAATAGGAGTATAGAGGGTCATAACTTTTGTATTCATAAGGATCAGATTCAAAACATGAACCTAAGTTATATATATAAAAAGAGTACAGGTTCGTTAAGAAGATTAATAGAAGTAGTAGGATTGTTACTGTATTTCTTACTATTACCTTTTATTTTTTATATTCTCTTTTCTGAAATATCATTTTTGGGAGATTTATTGAGAAAACTATTTTTTATTAGTGCTATATTTATGGTAGTAACCTCTATGGCGGATGCCATGATAGGTAATACAAAAATTTCTAAAGATAGTATTCCTGTATTTATAACCTTTGGTTGGTTGGCATTTTGGTTGTATTTAGAGATAAGTGTTTTATGGTATATCATTGTTCTATTGATAAGCCTAAATATCTATATCTTTATCAATATATATTTGGATAGAAAGCGTAAGAATAGCGTTCCAAAGGAAGAAGAAAAAGAATAAGTCTTATCTTGAATATTAAAAACAAGTCCTTTCCCGCAAGGGGAAGGGCTTTTATATTTGTAGGAAAAAAAGAATATGTTTGAACGAATTGAAGAGATTAAGGCGTATATCCATGTGTCCAAATACTTGGATATACAGATCCTTAGGCCGTATATAGAGACGGCCATTAGTGAGCGGGTTCGTCCGCTGGTAGGGGAGGTGATCTGGGAGAAGCTCTCCGATGATTCCTTTGTTATGCCACGCAAAGCGGAGATATATGAGGGTGTGAAAAAGGCTGTGGCCAACTATGCCATTGCTTATAGTATTCCTTTCGTGAAGATGCACCTGTCCAGTACGGGCGCCAATGCATACCAAGATAATAAGATGGAGCGTTCGCCCTGGTGGGACGTGCGAGACTATGGGCTGAACGCGGTACGCATAGGGGATCATGCTCTGAATGGTGCTGTGGCGCTCCTCTCCACGAGTTCCCTTGGTCCTGAATTGCCCTTTGCCCGTGAGGTGGCGGGGTCGCTCTTTGGTAGTCCGCGGGAGCTATCGGCGCTGTATTCGATAGGGGATTCGTACGAGATCTTCCTGCGGCTGTTGCCCCTGATGCGGGATGTATGGGAGCTGTACATAGCCCCGCAGCTGTCGCCCTGTGTGCTCTCGGATATACGCGGGGATGAGACGGCGCTTGCGCTGCTTAGGAAGATCGTAGGTTACTACACCTTGGCCGATGCTGTCTTCATGCAGGGGCTTACTTATACCACATCAGGAATTGTGCTGCAATGGGAGCAGCTGCCTTGGCAGAAGTCCATGCTGCTGAGCGACACCCAGCTAAAAGCCCTTAAGGAGGGGTTCCTGGAGCGGGCGCAGGGATATAGGGACTTGCTATTACAATATATAAAGGCACACCCTGCATTGTTCCCCTGCTACCAAGGAGAGTCGCTCGTGCTGCGGGAGCCTGTGGCGAAGAAGTCGGGACTTTATTTTTAGTGCTCCCCCTAACCCCCGAAGGGGGGGGATTATCCCCCTAACCCCCGAAGGGGGAACAAGGGGGGAGGGGGTAAGAGAGGAAAAGTGCAATTTTTTTTTGAAAAATACACTTTTGCGCTGAAAAGTGCTGTTTTTTTTTCCTACTTTTCCTACAAAGGGTTATTTACTTATAAATCAGTTACTTAACCCTAAATAAGCGTAGGAAAAGGCGTAGGAAATGTAGGAAAATGTGGAAGTTGTAGGAAAGTGAGGAAAATGAAAAGCGGTTTTCCTACAAGAATTTAAGGGAATTTAACGCTAAAAAACCCCTTTGAAAAAATATTTGTCTTGATTTTCAGTAACTTATGTTTTTTTGTAGGTTTGTAGGAAATGTAGGAAAAAAAAATCGGGGTTTTGAGCAAAAAGAGGAAAATTTAAAAAAAAAACGATGTATAAGCAGTTGAAGGATTATTTTCATCACTTGGCCGATAAGCATGTGATGATACAGGAGCACGTGGGGTATTTCTCCCGTGAGATTATAGAGAAGCAAAGCAGCTTTGCTGGGATCGCCTCTCCGTTCTTGGCGATCTATGATTATGAGTTGGGCTTGGACGGGGGCGAGCTGAACACCTTGGGGCGTCGTAAGCTCGTCTTTAGTATCGTGTATGCCGATGCGCCGCACGATGATTTTGAGGGGCAGCAGGAGAAGATAGACCAAGCGGAGCGTATTGCCTTGCAGCTCTTGGCACGTATCAGGTGGGACAGTCACCAGCGGGATCATTTCCTATATGGTGCCTTTGAGAAGGATTTGACGCGTATTTTCCCCATAGAGGAGCCACAAGCACACCTATACGGGGTGGATGTGGAGGTGCATTTTAATACCAAGGCGCCGCTGGTGGTTAATCCCGCAGACTGGGAGGATACGTTCTTGACATGTTAGTGGTTAGTGGTTAGACGACAGTAGACAGTAGTCAGACGACAGTAGACAGAAGGTAAAAAAATAATTTTCAAAAGTTGTCCCTTTGCTTGCAGGTGGCTACTATTGTCTGTTTAGACAATAGTAGAGGGTCTAAATAGGTAAAAAAGGGGGCGTGTATTGTCTAAACAGACAATGCACGATTGATACCTATTATATTATGGTATAAAAAAATCAAAAAAAATATTTTATAGTTTTAAAAAAAAGTCGTACTTTTAGACGGATTATGTCATTGTTGATAAGTATTGCATAACTGCTTCAAAATTAATAAAATAAACTTTAAATAAGTATAGATCATGGAATTAGAAACTATTTTAGATGTAACTTTAAAAGGATATGATAAGTATCAAACTTTCATAGAAAAATTGTATCCTGGTCAGCCCTTGTATTTGGAACATTCGGTAAATTCTAACGGGTATGATGAAATTTTGGTAAAAAGTAATTTAGGAATAATAGGAGAATTATTTTCTGAAGATGGAGAAGTGCTATTACCATATTTAAAAGAACCTGATAAATTCTATATAAGAACATCACTCAAAAAGCATTACATAAAGGAAAGTATAAAGCTTGCTGTGGTTGTTATTATAGAGGTATTCAAGAAGAATAAGGATTTTGTAGCGCCTGTTCCTGTTTTTTTAGGAGATTATATTACCAATTATGATAAATATATTTTTGGATTCCCCATAGGAGAAGATTCTGAAATCACTTGTTCTTTGACCAAATTAAATAAGGAAGGACTTGAAGATTTGGACGAATATGAACTTGTTTTTCTAAAAATTTCCAATGAGATTGTAGAGGTATATAAAGTTGGGGCGATAAAAATTGGGGAACTTAATAAAGAGAACTCTTCGAAAATCATAAATTACCTGCGAAATGAAGATTATGCAGTAGAAGCTCGTATAAAAAAAGTTAGTGAATCTCGTTGTACAATAGATATTATTATACAAAGGAAGTTTTATGTAATGAAAACTAATTACCTAAAAGATAAATCCTTACTGATAGAAGGGGTAGAGGTGATTGGAGACGATGGGAAATCATTATTGGAATATGAAAAAGAATTGATCCTTAGTGATGGATATACTCTTGAAGAAGATATTAGAATAAGAGAAGAAAATGAGAAAAAGTGGATAGAAAGAAGAAAAAAGAAAGAAGAACAAGATAAGAAATTAGCTCCTTTTTCTTCTGCGGGCTGTTTATCGGGGTTAATAGGGGGTATAGGTCTTCTTATTTACTTCTTTGATAGAGAGAACTCTAATCCTACTCTTTATATTTCAATTATTTTAATTTTTATAAGTATAATTCTCTTCTTTTATATACAAAAAGAGATAGATAAAAATAAGAGGAACCGAAAATTAACAAAAAAATAACTTTTAAGAGGTGTGTGTATATAGAAAAAAGTTGTACTTTTGCAGCGTTAAAACCTTGCGGCTTTTTCGTGTCCGCATATCACATAAAGATTTTCGAATACTCACAGCGTGAGGGTGTCGCTATATAGTAATATATAGCAAATTTTGCGGATATATCCGGCGAGGTTTTAACAGCACCTACTCACGCTTTTTTATTTTTTATACTATGTTAAAACCTCAAACCTCTCACCATGTAGCCAAGGCTATATCGTGGGGAGCTGGTCGCACGGATCGGCTATTTCTTCAAAGTGTTTCGGGCTGCATAAAAGGGCCTGATGATTATGAACCTGCGGACGATCCTGCGGTGGTGGATGTCGTGGCTCAGGATTGTTTCCGCGCTCTGCTTAAGGAAACCTCTTGTAACTTCCTGCTTGCCTATCGTGAAGGGCAGTGGCATGTCTCCACTTCGGCGGGGACGACTTCTAATTCTTCGTTACCCCTTGCTGTGATACATGCTTATGTGTCTTATTTTGCTTACCAAACTCAAACCCAAAAAGAAAGGAGGGCAGTGCTATGAGACAGGATAACAAACTACCTCGTCCGCTAAATGAGCCGCTGGGGATAAAGCTCTCAGGCTGGCTGTGTGAAGTAGCTAACAAGATTGCCGAATCGGAGGATATACAGGAGAAGCTGTTCAGCTTTCCAGATATGTTGGAGGACTTATCCTGCTTTGACGAGGAGGAAAAGAAGTTGGTTAGGTTCGTGTGCTCTCGGATGCTGTCGCTGTCGTTTATCACTCAGAAGTACTTAGAAGAGATCGAGGCGTTTTACGAGGAATACAATAATTAGTTGTTAGTTGTCAGTTGTTAGTTGTCAGTTGTTAGTTGCTAATCACTAACCACTAATCACTAATCACTGATCAGTTGGGAGTAGTCCTCTGGGAGTTCGGCGTCGATGTCTCGGAGGTACTTATCAAGGGCTGTAATGGTCGTATGTCCTGTGATGAGCATCAGGCGGCTTTTGGTCTCAAAGGGTGGGTACTGCTCACGGAGCTTGCGGTATAGCTTGGTAATAAAGGTATGTCGGAAGGAGTAGAGTCCGTAGTCCTCCCCAAGGGAAAAATGTTCTTTGACTTTTTTGAATCTTTTGCTCCAGTAATCTCTTTTGTTCGTTTCGGAGGTGTCCCAAGGGCCCAATCCCTCTGGGGCAAAAAGGAAATGGTTGGGGTTGGCACCCTTGAGGTATAGGAGTTCTGTGAGGAGTATTTCGGGAATGATTTTGGTTTTTCGTGCTTGGTTCTTGGCTTCGACCATTAGGCGCTTGCCTTCTAAGTCTATGTCTTTGACTTGTAGGCGGCAGACCTCGATAGGTCGGAGGAAGTTATAGCTGATGAACTTGATGAAGCGCAATAGGAGCGGGTCATTTTGTTCTATATACTCAAAAATGGTGTCTTCTTGGGTTTGGGTATAGGTTTTATTGCGGTGTGGGTTGGCCTTGAGGACAGGAATGGAGGTGATAAAGTTGTTGGTAATATATTGGTTATCCTCCAAGAACTTGAATAGGATAGAGAGGGAAGCGCGGGTATTATTGCGGTTCTTGGGGCTTGTCTTCAGCAGGATAGCATTAAGGAAATTGGTAGCGGTTTTTTTGGTGATGGCTGTGACAGCTCGCCCAGTGAAGTTGTTTTGTTCGAGCCACTTCTCAAAGGTACGGATACGGTATTGGTGGTTTTTGAAAGAGCTTTCTTTCATGGTGGCCTTGGCATTCTCTAAGGCGTGGGAAAAAGCGTCGTGGATGGAGATGATTTTGTTTTCTGAATATTTGTCCTTATAAGGATTGTATCCATTGATGAGTTTTTGTTCCACGATAGCACGCACCCTCTTTATATTGGCGTATCGTTCGGCGAGTGTTTTGAAAGCTTTGTTTACCCCAAGGTATATGGGGTTTTGTCTTACCATTTTCCCCGTTTGTGGATCTCGGAAGGAAAAATAGACGTACCAACGCTTGGTAATATCCCCTCCAGCGTCGTATATTTTGGGTTTTGACCACTGACCTCTGTTGCTCATAGCGTATTCGGTAGCGTATTCGGTAGCGTATTCGCTTCTTAAAAAATGCAGAATTTTAGGCATAAAAAAAGAGTGTTTGCGGAATACAATACACTCTTTTTCAGTATTTTACATTTTGTAGCGAAGACGGGATTTGAACCCGTGACCTTTGGGTTATGAATCCAACGCT